ACCTAAAGATACAGGTGAACCATTTATAGTAATAGATGAATTAGCTAAATCAGAATTAGAAACTGTACCATCTGATATTTTAGATGATACTACTGCATCATTTGCAATTTTATTTGTCGATACAATTCCATCTGCTAAATCTGCAGCTGTTAAAGCTGAAGGTGCAGGAGCTTTTCCAACATATGCCATTTATAATTTCCTTAATTAAGCTGAGATAGTATCTACAACACTTGTAATAATATCAACTGAAGATGCGGCAGAAGCATAAGCTTTAACTGCATCACCAGATTGTAAAACAACTTTTGAACCACCATCAATTAATTCTAAAGAACCGCCTACAGGAATAGGTGCATCTTTAATTATATGATAAGTAGTTGAACTGTTCTCTACATATACAGTAACATCTACTGATGTGCCAGAAGTATTAGTACATCTAATACCAATAATAGCATCATCAGAATCTGCTGCTGACCTTAATGTTGTAGGAGAGCCAGAACTGTTTGAGATATTTTGTTGTAAAAATCTTTCGAAATCTTGTGCCATAGAATTATCCTAATTATAACATTTTTTTTATAGTTTGTCAACTAGAGAGCAATAGCCATAGCTACAGCAAAACCTGCAGAAGCCTTACCATCTAATTGAGTTTGAATTGCACTTGTTACTCCATTTAAGTACCCAAATTCAGTATTATCTACTGACCCATCATGAATTAAGTCTGCACTTAATCTATTTGATGCATCAATAGTAGCTTGTTTACTATCTATTTGAGTTTGAATTGCAGAAGTAACGCCATTCAAATATTGAAATTCTGTATTGTCAACTGAACCATTTGCAATCTTAGTAGCATCTATACCAGAAGCTAATGTTGCTACTCCAGTATTATTTATAGTAAATGCACCAGAGAATGCTTGATTCTCCCATTTGCTTGATACGCTATCATAAAGTAATACATTTGAATCTGCAGCTGAAGAAATAGTTACATCATTCATTTCAGCTAATTCATTTTCAAGTGCTACTGCATTTGTAACAAAGGCTGTTGTAGCAACTTTAGTTGAACTATCACCTGCTGTAGGAGTAGGTGCAGAAACTGTTCCTGTAAATGTAGGAGAAGCTAAAGGTGCTTTAAGTGTATCTAAACTTGTAAGTTGAGTTTGTATATTACTTGTTACACCATTTAAATATCCAAATTCTGTATTTGATATTGAACCATCATGAATCTTAGTTGCATCTATTGCAGCACTAGCATTAATATCTGCATTAACAATTACACCTGAACTAATTGCAGCAACACCTGTATCAGCAATTGTAATATCTCCTGATACTACATTGTCAATCCATTTAGATGTAGCTGTATCATAAAATAATAAAGAACCATCAGCAGGTGAAGTAATGGTAACATCAGTTAATTCATCTAATTCATTTGCTGTTGCAACTTGAGAATCTACATAAGCTTTAATTGCTTTAGCAGAAGCAAGAGTATCATCACTTGCAGATACACTTGTTAAATCTATATCTAAAACTCCTGAAGCAAAATCTGCTACTTCAAGATTTGTTATACTATTACCAGTACCATTAGCATTAAATGTTTTATTTGTAAATGTATCAACAGTAGCTTTACCAACTAATGTATCTGTTGATGTTGGTAATGTTAATGTTCCAGTATTTGAAATTGTAGAAATAACTGGAGTAGTTAAAATTTTATTTGTAAGAGTTTGAGAACCAGTTAATGTTGCAACTGTAGAATCAATATTAAATGTTACTGAATTACCTGAACCAACTGTATCAATACCAGTACCACCAGTTAATGTTAATGTTTCAGTATCTAAATCAATTGATAATGCACCACCAGTATCTGCTTGAAAATCTAAATCACTAGCTGTTACTTGTGCATCAACATAAGTTTTAATAGCTTTAGCACTAGCTAATGTATCATCACTTGCTGAAACTGATGTTAAATCTGTATCAACACTTGTAATAGCACTTGATGCACCAATTACTAATGCATCTAAATTAACAGTACCATCAAAGTATGCATCTTTAAATTCTAAAGATGAAGTACCTAAATCAATATCGTTATCTGTAATTGGAACAATTGCTCCGTCTTGAACTCTAAATTGTTGTGTTGATGTACCAGCTACATCTATATAAAATTCTAAATGGTCATTAGTAGTATCAACTAATATTTTATTTAAAGGAGTTGCAAGTCCTGCATCTCCAATTAAAGCTATAACAGGTCCTTCAGCAGCAGTACCATCATGTTTGTGTCCTGTAGCATTATTAAATGCTGCTAGTATTTGATTATATTCATTATTAAATAGCGATGCTGCAATAGTATCGCCATCATTAAGTGTACTTTGTCTAGTATATCCTGCCATGTTATCTTCTACCTCCTGCTATAAATGAAACAAACATTCCGTTTACTGAGTATGGAGCATTAGTATCATTACTAAAAAATTTAAAGTTGTTTGAAAAACCACTTCCTGTTACTATTATACTTTTACTTGGTAAGCTTGATGCTCCAAATATTGCTGCACCAAAAACTGCTGTACCAAAAACTGCAGCAGAACTTAAATTACCTACTGCAAAATTATTAGGTTGCGGAACTTCAGAATTATCAAAATCATATCTAATTCTTAATTGTAAATCGTTTTGTGTTCCTTCAGGTTCAATATTAGCTTTTACTTTGTATAAACTTTTTCTTAAACCATTATCACCATAATCCATATCTGGTGTTTGAAACTCTGCGTCAACATTAGTACCATCAAAACTATTGCCAGTATCATGTTGATAAATATATCCAGACTCATCTGCGTGATATATTAATTCTGTTCCTGCACTATTTAATAATGATGTGCAAAATTTTACAGGTAAACCTTTTGTTTGACTCCATTCAAAAGCAGGAATACCTTCAGCACTATATTTAAATGTACCTATAAGGCCTTGTTGACCTGAATCAGCTTGACCAGATTGATAATAAAATAATCTGTACTGACTTCTTTCTCTAATAACAATACTTGATAAAGTATAATTACCAATATTATTTAATAAGTCATTTATAAGAGGTAATATTTTTCTACTAATAGAACTTAATTCAACGTCATCAATTCTAGCAGTACCAGCAATTGTTCTTAATCCATCAGGTGCTAAGAATATTAAATCTCCACCTATCTCTTGAATTGAGTTGCCATTTACACAACCTATATTTTTAGTTACTGATTCAATTATAGGAGTCGAATCAAGATTTGTCAACTGATAAATACTGTTTTTACAAAATATAATTAGTGAATTTCTAAAGACTTTTATACCAGTTATTACATCACCTACATCTATAGAACCTGAAGAAGCACCTTGCCAATTCCAAGGTTGTAATCTAGTACTATAATATATTGTACTAGGTTCATCATCACTACCTGCAACTATTATTCTTTCTGCAAATTTTTCAATAAACTTACATCCTTCTGGAGCAGATACATTTAATTCTTGAAAATGATAACCATCAAAATCTATTTGAAATTCTGCAATTTTATTTTGTCCATCTACTATATAAATAGCACCATTTTCACCTTCAGATTCAAAAATAGCAAATTGAACATTAGATTGATTAGTTCTTGGTAGTGTTGTTCTTGCAGCTAAAGATGCTGGAGCTAATCCACCATGATATAATGTTAAACCATTTTGAGTAAATGTTGTATTAGCATTTGAAAATAAAGTTATCTGTGTATCACTTTGAATAGATAATACATGATAATAATATCCATTAATTCTAACCCAATCATTAACATGAAGAGAAGTTAAAAAACTAGTTCCAGTTCCATTTACAATTGCAGAACCAGAACTAATACTTACTGTTCCTGCTATAGCTGTAAATGTATCTTTATTAATTTGATAATATGATGTACCTGTAGTGCTATAATATAAATTAGAACCTTGTGCTACAAGTACTCCATCATTGTATTGTGCAATACCATGAATTAAATCTGCTGAATTTCCAGAAGGAACAACTGCACTAGTAGTTCCCCATTTTTGGTAACCATTTATTCTTCTATAACCACCAGTAGTTGATGATTCAAAATTTTGTAATTTAGTTGCAGCTCCAGGAGTTCTAAATAAAGCATGTGAACTTGAAATTAAATCCAAGCCACCTTGTACAGTAATGGAAGCTCCTTGAGTCGGCATGTGTTATCCTATTAAATAAATACTCGTCTATCATCTTCCACATATTTAGGTTGTGGAGCATTTAGTTGTTCAATCATTTTATTTAAACCTTTTTTATATTCATCTAAAGCTAATTGTGATTGTGATATATTATCTTTAAATTGATAAATATAATATCTTGCTCTAGCTAATAATACAGGTTTATATTGTTCTGGAAATAAAACAACGTCAGTATCGTTTGATAATTCTGAAGGTCTATCAAAAGCATTAAAATAAATTCTATATACACCATCTGGAATAGGAGATAATCCAAATCTTCTTCCATCTTCACTTCTTATAATTCTTTGAGGAACTCCATAAAGTTGTGTTGTTGCTTTATCTTGCTCTTCACTTTGTGCATAGAAATTCTTCCAAGTTTCTAAAGTTACAAATGGCAACTTATCAATTTTATATGGAGAAGTTTTTCCAGCAACACCTTCTTCAGTTAATGTAAAACTATCCCAATCAACATTAGAATAATCTGTATCAACACTTGCTGAACCTGATTTTAATAAATACCATCTAGTACCTGCTACAGTTTCTATATAAGTATTACCATTATAATTATCTTGTGGAGATGAAGTTGTTAACCAAGACCATGTATCTTGTGCATCAACAATATCAAAGTAAGCTCTGTTAACAGAATTAGCTACAAATTTTTGTATTGCAACAGCACCAGCTATACTTGTAAGTTCTGGTTCATTAATTTCAACTAACAGGTCGTTAGTCATTGATAAATAAGTTTTAGCCATTTAACAGTTCCATGCTCTTAATGATTTATTAATTCTTGAATTAGGGTCTCTTGCAGTTTTAGCAGAAGTTAATTTCTTTTTCATGCCACGCATTCTTGCACAAAAAGATTTTCTTCTTCCTGCATCTTTTTTATTTTTAGGATTGGGAGCAGGTGGTTGAAGATTTCTTTTCTTTCCAGTCTTAGTTCGACCTTTATTGTAAGATGCTCTACCCTTTGCGTTTAAACCACCTTTAGGGTCTTTACCCTCTTTACGAGTCCAAGCAGGTGAAGACAATAATCCCATTTGAAATTACTTTTTCTTTTTAGATAGCATACCACCATACATCATTTTCTTTTTATCAGATGCTTTAGCATGTACTTTGCCACCATGTTTATATTTACCTTTGTTTACTACTTTGCCACCTGGCATTGCTTTTTTCATTGGCATAAAAAATTCCTTTTATTAATTAATGATATAGTAGGGGATATTTCTACCCCCTACCATAATGATTAGTATTAGTCTATAACGTAAATAATTTTACCTACTACGTCATCTCTTAGTACTTTTCTACCCCATACCATTAGACCTCTAACGATATCGCTAAATGTAGCAGTATCTCTAATAGTTTCTACTTTGTTCATTGCTGAAGCAGCAGAAACGCCAGAAATATGCCCAAATAAAGCTTCAGGCTGCGTAGCAGTACCTGCTGGTGAAGCACCAGTTAAGTCGTTAGTTGGTAAGTTGTTAGATTTGTACATTGAGAAGCCTCTAAGTAATCCAGACGCTACCAAACCATTTCTAATTGAACCTTGACCTGCGTTGAAGTCAACAGTTAATAATTTAGAAGCTGTGTTTGATAATACGTTGTACCACTCAGGAGCTGCCACAAACCATCTTCCTTCTTCAGGTGCATTGTTTTCGTCTAACTCTTTTGCAGCTAAAGACATTTGGTTTAATGGGTCAACTTCTCCAGAACCAAATCCAATATCAACTGGAACTGATGTCGTTCCCATTCCAGTTGTAACACCAGCACCTGCAGAAATTGCAGCCATGATGTTAGCATCCATTGCATCTCTTAGCTTGTAAGCAGCGTTATCTGATGCAACAGCTTGGAAGTTAACGTGAGAGAATCTCTTCTCTAAGTCATCCAATTTGAATGCGAAAGACTTAGCTTGGTCAATTGTAAGAACAAGCTCTTGGTCTGTTAAGTTAGTAGATGATACAGCTAGACCTCTAGTGTAATCATTTACAGTTATTTGAGGCTCTTTAATGATATTTACTGTATCACCAAAGCCAGATATTTCACCCATATAGTCTGTGTTACAGATTGCTTCTGCAACGGCAGCTTTTCTAAGGGCTATTTGTACTTTTTTGGAATAGACTTCAGGAATAAAAAACCCATTTGTTTGACCTGCAACACCTAATCCAAAGTTATATGTAGAACCACCAGCGAATTTTGCCATAGTTATACTCCTTTTAGTTATTGGTTAATAAAAAAATAAGATAAAATTATTCTATAATTCTACCTTCTCGTTGAGCTTTAAGAATATCTTTTTCATATTCCATAAACTCTTCATCCGACATTTTAGCAATGTCAGACCGCTTGAAGAATTTTTCATTAGATTGCGGGATTTGTACTTGTTCGTTTGTTTTAACTAGCAAGTCTGCACCAGCACTCCTTTGTTGTTTCTTCACAGTTTTTTTATCTAATCCAAGTCCTCGGTCTTTCTTATACAGGTCAATAGCTCTTGCAGCAAGTTTACCATCAGAGTTATTTTCATATATCCATTTTTTAATTTCCATTGGTTGAGCATCTGCCCACTCATGAAAATCATCTGACTCT